ACGATGGCCACCTCCTCCGGTGCGAATCTGGCCCAGGCTACGCACATGGACGGAAGCGAAGGGCTGGAGTACCTGGCCGTGCAGATGAGCAACAGCCAGCCGCCCAGCAGCATTGAGTACAAGATGGACGGGAAGTTTCACCGTGTTTTGAAAAGGAGTTGGGCATGACCACCAGACCAGCAGAGCCACAGTTCCTGCTTGACTACCGCCAGTGGGTGAAGTCAGGACCGCCGAAGTGCTGTTTTACTTGCGAGCATTTCAACCAGTCCGGCCATTGCCTGGTGTTTGACATGACGCCGCCCGAGGACTTTGCGGCCACGGTGGATGGCTGCGACAAGTGGGAAATGTCAATTCCATTTTAAAATTAAAACGGGTAAAATGGCGACTGCTATTTATAGGAGATCGCCATGCAAAAACAGTGTTTTAAGTGCCAAACCACCAAGCCAATCTTGGAGTTTTACAAGCACTCTCAGATGGCTGATGGCCACCTAAACAAGTGCAAAGAGTGCACCAAGTCCGATGTACATAAGCATCGTTCTGAAAACCTTGAGAAGGTTCGCCAGTACGACAGAAATCGCGCGAATCGCTCAGAAAGAATCAAAGCTGGAGTTGAATTAACCAGAATATGGCGTGCTCAAGACCAGCGCAGACAGAAAGCGCACGGCATGGTTTATCGCGCAATCAAAAGCGGAAAGTTGATAAGAAAGCCGTGCTGCAAGTGCGGAGAACAAAAATCACTGGCGCATCATGAGGACTACGACAAGCCGCTGGACGTCATGTGGCTTTGCCAGCCATGCCACAAGCAACGCCACAAGGAAATCAACGCATCATGACGACAGACAAAGTGCCAAGCGAAGATCATGAGCAGATGATGCTGGTGCAGTGGTTCAGGCGAACCTATCCAGAGGTGCGAATTTTCTCTGTACCCAATGGAGGCCATCGGCATCCTGCTGTGGCTGCGAAGATGAAGGCCACTGGTGTCGTCAAAGGCGTGCCGGACTTGTTCATCCCTGCCTGGGGGCTGTGGGTCGAGATGAAGCGCACCAAAGGCGGCAGCCTGAGTGCCGAGCAAAAAGACTGGATCGCATATCTGGAAAGTGTGGGATTCTGTTGTATAGTGGGAAAAGGTGCTGACGATGCCAAAAGGCAGATCAGTGCCTTTTTCAACAAACGCAAGGAAACACTATGAGCACTCGCATTTACGTGGTCACCGACACGGAGACCAACAAGCACCGCCTGATTCGCGCAGCCAACCAGGCCCAGGCCATTAAGTACGCCGCCCAGACCAGGTTTGACATCGAGGTCGCTGGCCAGGACGATTTGGTGAGCCTGCTGACGCACGGCATTCCTGTGGAGCTGGCCACCGCCCAGGCCATTGCAGACATGTTCGAGGATGTGGTCACCAATGCCGGAGGCACCGACTGATGGCCACCGAGAAGACAAAGGACCGCTACATGACGATCCGCATCCCTGCTGATGTGGAGCTGGCTCTGCGCCGCCAGGCCGAGCAAGACACCAGGACGCTGGCCGCCCAGGTGCTGCACTACATCAAGCAGGGGCTGGCAGACGAAGGCAAGAAGGTGGCCGCATGAAGTGCCCTGTCTGCAAGGCCTGGGTGCTTGTCAAGGAAAGCCGTCCACGACCTGACAACACCATGTATCGGCGCTTGGAGTGCGCCAATGGCCACCGCTTCGTGACCGAGGAGCGGGTTGTCAGAGTCATCGCTGCGAAAAAGGCAAAAGACTAGGGTTTGTCCCTAGTTGCATAGATTGTGGGAAATCGTGGTAAGATGCAGTCATCGCAACCAACCAGCAAGGAGCTGAACGTGAAAGCTGCATACGAAATCCACAACCCAAGTTTCAACGACATGACCCTTGATGAGCAGATCGAGGTTGGCATCAATGACTGGTGCGCAGAAGGCCGTGATGGCCATCCATATTTTGGCCGGTCGAAAGAACAAGCTGAGTCCATCCGTGCGCAGTACGAAGGCGCTTGATCAACCCTGCGCCCTTCGGGGCGCTTCATCAACCAGCAAGGAGACCACCATGCAAGCCACACAACCTCAGCAACCCTCTTGGCTGGCCCAACGGTCCAGTCTGCTCAACCCGAACTGGCGCTATGTGCCAGCAGCTTCGACCAACATCATGGAGCGCTTTCGCGCAATGGGCTGGGTGCCACCTTCGGAGGCCAAGAAATGAAGAAAGTTCTTAACCTGGCGCTGGCCAGCTTGATCGGCATTGCCTTGGCTCTCCTGATCATGGAATGGATGGTCGGCTGCGGTGAGACCTACATCGACTCAAAAGGCGATCGCCACAAATATGCCTGCCTGTTTCTGGGCCTGGACAAATGAGCGGCTCACCTTCCAAGGTCGCCAAGTGCAAGCCAGTCAGGCTGGCCGCCGAGCCGCTGCCGCCCAGCTCTGCACCTGGATACCTCAGAAGGATGGCCACCGCCATGCTGGTGGTGCTTGGAGTGACATTTGTCATCTGCCTGTGGATCGTCCTGATCGCTGCGTCTGCCGCCTTGGCACCAGAAAGGCGCATCATCGACTGCAGCATGGCATCGTTCCACCCAGACTTTACGCCAGCTATGCGCGAGGCGTGCCGCACGCGCAAGCCCATGTAGCAGGTCTCAGGCAGTCATGCTGGCTGCCTTGGCCTTCACATCAGCGACGCGCCTGCCCCAGCCCTTGCCAAAGTCTGTCCAAGTCGGCAAGTTAACAAGAAAAGCAAGCCTGCGCTTGGAGTAGTCATCGACGAGCTGCTGCGCATCGAGGGCCGCCACAGCCGCCAAAGTCTTCGGGCCTATGCCACCATCCTGCTCGACGCCAACGCACGCCTGGAGCCACTTTGCTGCCCTTCCTGGGCCGCTGTTGATGGCGGCATCGAACACAGCATAGTCCACGCCGGACGGCAACTCATCGCCGCGCACCTTGTCCCAGTATTTGGCCTTGTACAGAGGTGCCACATCAGCAGGCGTGAGCGCACGCATGGCCTTCTCATCCACCTCATGGCCGCAATGCTCTTCCCAGACCTTCTTGGTGCAGCCGAGGTTTGTCATGCCGCCTGGGTCTTTTGGATGGTTCACAAACCCTCCTTCGTGGTGCAGCACAGCAGCCAGCGCAGCGTCGAAATTCTGTTTCATGGTGTCCTCACTTGGTTGCTTTGGAGAGCAGATCGGTCTTGGCCTGCGAGCCAGCCGAGCTGCCGAAGTAGTAGGCAATGATCCCTGTCCAGGCGGTGCCCAGGCTGCCGAGCATCATCAGGATGGCCGGATTGTTGCTGTCGATCTGGTTGAAGAACATCATAATCATGATTCCGAAGAAGCCCAGCGTGACAGCGCCAGCCAGTATGGGCGGCATCATCGAGCGAGTGGTGGCCTGCATCTCCCTGGCGCTCTTGCGGTCCTCGACCGCCAATTTCTCGAAGTTCAGGCCCAGCTCCTGCGCCTGCTTTGCCAGCTCGATCTCGGCCAGCTTGACCTGAGCGATCTGATCTGCGGTCAGCTTGTTGCTGGCAATCAGGTCGCCGACCTCCTTCTCATCGACGCCAATGGCCTTGGAGACAGCCGAGACGGCCATGCCTGCCAGTGGTCCACCGAGCGCGGTGGCAATCGTTGGTGCAATCTGCTTGAGCCAGTCCATATCAGCTTCCTCTCTTGGTCAACATTGCGCTGGCAATCTCCAGCATGAATCGAGTCTGCTCCAGGTTTGCTGGCTGCGCTGCCCAGCCAACCGTGATCTGTCCAACGAAGCGATGCGAGTCTGGTGGGACGCTCACACGGCAGGTGTACGCAACACCCTTCTCAAGATACCAAAGTCCGACCTCAGACTGTGCATAGCGGTACTCGCCGCAGGGTATTTCATTGGTCATCAGCTTGACCACATCGGAATTGTTCGACGAGTTGTGCGTGAACAGGCCGACGTCAATGTTCTCAATGGTCTTGTCGCGTCCGTCCTTGGTGTAGGCCTTGTAGAGTGTCCTGGAGTTGAACAGCGGATTGACCTTGAAGATCGCCACCACCGTCGCACCAGTCTGCTTGAACAGCATCGTTGCCGCATCATCGGCTCGGTCTGTCCGTATCTCCGGCAGCTTCTGCGACTCCTTGTAGGCGTCGCGGATGAACTCCTGGCTCTCGTACAGGGCAAAACCAGCAAAGGCGATCACCGCCATCAGGATGACTGCGAACAGCTTGAAAGGGCTGTCCACGTACCCCAGAATCTTGTCCAGGGTGGTGTTGGCGTTGAGCTTCTCGGTCATACATGCCGCTGCATCGCATCCACCACGAAGTAGAAGGTCAGGCCCAGAACGAACACCGTGGTCAGGACAGCGATGCCAATCAAAAACATTTCGTCGATCTCGGCCTGCCTGCGCTGCTGGGCCTCTTTGCGTCTGCGCTCTGCCTTGGCGGCATCGGCCTCCATCTGCTTTGCCCTGGCCGTGATGCGCATCCAGACGTCCATCTTGTTGGACTGAAAGAAGAGCATCTTGACCTGCTCTTCAAATTCCCTGGCCTGCTCCAGAGCAAGTTCCAGCTCCAACGCCTTGCCAAGCGCAGAGCCTTTGAAGCCGCCAGTCTTGGCCTTTTCGACGACCTCGATGGCCTGGGCCTTGGCGTCAAAGTATTGCCCAAGCACCGGTCCCAAAGACTGGACATCCTGAACGGTCTTGACAGCCTTTTTGACGAGGTTTACCGCTGAAGATACCGCAGCAAGGGCGGTGATAGGGTCAATCACTTTGTCATCCAGATCGCCGCAAAAATTGTTCCTGCCATCGACACCAGCATGATGCCAGCGGTCTTGATCATGATGCCCTCAATGCGCTTGAGCCGCGCATTGATCTGATCATAGCGAATGGCGCAGACCTCCTCATGCGTGGTCAGTCGTGCGTCTGTTGCGTCAATCGTGGACATTACAACCCCTGGCCTGGCGTGATGTAGACCGTGGCTGCTGCGCTGGACAGGCCGCTGAAGAACGTGGTCTGATTGAAGCGCAGAATCTCCACGGCACCGGCCACCAGCACGATGGCTGCTGATGGCGTTCCAGCCACAGGTGCCACAGCATTTGCAGCGGCCTCTGCAGCGGTGCTGCCAGTGCCCAAGAACACCGTGGTGTTGCCTGCATTGATGAATCGAAACTGGCCTGCGTTCTGCGGGTCGAACTTCTCATAGACAGGCGCTTGGATGCCAGTAGGAGCTGATGTCGTGGCTGCGACGACTACGGTCTTGCCAAAGGGTGCAAATGCGATTTGTGAATTGCCAGCCATGTCAGACTCCTTGTGCAGCAGTGGCTGCTTTGTACGCTGCGATCACGCCAGCGGTGTGGGTGGCAGCGCAGATGGCCTGCACGCGAGCATCCTCGCCAGCGTAATCGTCGCCTGGGGCAACGACATGCCGATGGAAGGTGCCGCTGATCTGCTTGCCATCTTCGATGATGGCGGTCTTGGTGCGTACTTGGACGCAGCCGTTTTCAATCACTTCGATGCGGTCAACAACGATTACTTTTTCGAGAGCCATTTTGATAATCCAATCAAAATCAAATTCCGGTGTTCCGCACCGGCACGGCTTTAACCAATGAAATTAACCGTGACAGAGTGTGAAGCGCCAAGCCTGTTTTTCACATTCAGTTTGCCGCCCGTGTACCACATATTAAATCGCCCATCTACATCAGGATTAGTTCCTCCTGTTGAGACTTCAAAAAGGCTACCTCCTGGGGCTGCGATTGAATAAATTGCGTTGCCACCAGTCGCAAACACTGCTTGTGTTGTGTAGTCAAAATCGACACTGACGATGAACAACCCCCGCCCTGTATTGAAAAAACGAGGCGCAAATTCATACGTGCCATCGTCAACAATAAAAGTGCTTTGAACTGAAGTTGCACCACCAATAGCCCCAGAAGGATCAGCCAAAGCGCCGCCATTCAACATTGGTGCTTGATTCAGACTTGCACCAACAGAATATACGTTCAAGAATCCTTGGTTTAAAGCACCACTTACTTGACCGTTATAACTTGTTGGTGTTCCAGTTGTAGTCGTTATGAATGGTTTGGCGTTTGCAGGAGTGCTAACACCATCAATATTCATTACGCTGGTGGAAACAATGTCAAAATTATTGTTTGTGTTGTTTGTGCCAACAGCCGAATAATTTAATTTTGGAACAACAACATTGTCCAACCTAAGTATTCCGTAGGAACTTGCCCCAAAGCCGACAGTTGTAATCCAATCAACAGGGTTGTTGTTCACAGAAACATTGCTGACCAATATCAATGGTTTTGATGGAATACCAATACTAGTATTGCCAATAGTTGCGCTGACAATAATGTCTATCTTGTTTGTCCCGGTAGTTACACCAGCGCTGATTGAGTTAAAAACCTGAATTCCATCAACCATGCAGCTGCCAGTGTCTTCACCGTAATCAGCGCCTTGAAAAAAGCTAACAATCGACAAACCAGTTTGAATAGGAGATTTACTCCCTCCATCATAGCCCCGATAGAAAAATTGGCAGTTAGATACTGAGCCAACACCATACTGAAAGTTGATCTCGGTACTGCCGCCAAAATTTGTGTAGTCACTATCACGAATAATTGTTTCGTCTCGCACCGATCCAACAGCTTGGATTTTTAGCGCTCTGCCTCGGCAATTTCGAAAGATATTACCAAAAGATGTTAGTGTTGCGTCTACGTATTGGCCGGATAGCGTTGTTGGGTCAGGCCCAAAAAATCTAAACGCATCGTTGTCTACGTTAAATGCTGACCCTACTAAATCATCACTATAAATAGCTGCATATTGGTTCCCAAAATGCAAACATTCACGAATGTATTTAGCTGTGTCGTACGGTGCAACCGTGATGCCAGAAGTTCCATTAGAGCCTGGGTTTCCAGTCCCTGCTGCTCTGGTGATAAGTCTAACCCGATTGCTTTGGATAGTAACAAGCTGGAAAGAACCTGCAATATAAACAGCGTTATTCCAAATACTAGCTACATTCATCCTAAAGCGAATGAATAGGTTGTTAGAGATTGTGCAGTTTGGTAGTGTGTTGCTTGACGGTGTGGCTGAGTTGTAAACACGAATACCACCTGCAATCTGATCATTTCCGTCAAACGATAGCCCATCAACTGTCAATGAGTTGTTGCCTGTCTCAATATCAATTAGCCGATTGATGTTGTTGTTTGCGCCCGTGTAAATAAATGTCCCGTGACCGTAAAATGTCACATCAGTAGTAATGGTCGCGGAAACATTGGACGCAAGCGCATAAGTTCCTGCGGGAACAAAAACTTGTTGCGCCCCTGACTGTAATGCGGCCAAAAGTGCGGCACTGCAATCTGTTGATCCATTACCTACAGCGCCATAATCCAAAATATTGGCTGGCGCTCCAGTTATCATCGAATAAGAAACTTTTGTAAGCGACATCTTATTCCTTAAACAAAATAAGTAACTGTAAAATTAATGCCAGCGCAAGCAGTTATTGCAGAAGAAAGATAAATTGTTGTTGAAAATGCAATGAGCGTGCTTCCTTGGTTCACGTTTGCTATACCTACGCTTCCTGCAGATGCAGGTGGTGCTATGTTAGATACCGTAAACGGTAAATTTGTGCAAATTGTTCCACCAGATGCACCAGCAATAGACGTTGCCCCAGAAACGGAGCCATTTATTGTCACTTGTCTACCAACTTTTGTGTAAGTTCCAGACGAGCTAAAAGCGCCAACAACTGTAAGACCCGGACCTTGGTTTGGTGTCCAAGTTCCTTCTTCGTAGTCGTTCAGCAACTCACTGGTCATGCCACCTGGGTTTGGATTGATAGAAAAGTCAATTCCTTTTCCTGCAGTTCCAATGACGAGGTTTCCGGCGACGATGGTTTGATCGCCTGTGCGTGTTGATGGAAATCCAACTGTTTTGAGCATTGCTTTCTCCTTAGAACAGGAATTCGATGACGGATGTGACCGGAGGCGCTTGAGAGAACGTCACGTTCCCACCGGACACCGTGTAGGTGTTCTGGTTCTGGTAGACGCCATTGATGTAAATTGCAAACGGTGTGGATGACACCGGAAAGATGGTCTGAGATCCATTGCCAGTTGCATTGGTGGCCACAGAGCCAGAATCAAGATTCCCGTTCAGCGAGCTGTAGACCAGGCTGCCTTTGCTGTCTTGCACCAAGATGCTGTAGTCGCTGCCAGCGTAGAAGCGTGCTGGCGTGCCCTGGTAGACCGGATAACCGTTAAGCGTTCTGATCGGCTGCGGTGCTGCAATGGTCAGAGCCGAGTCCCAATAGACGCTGATCGGGTTGGTCTGCGGATTCAGGTTGACCGTGCCAACCCAGATGTACCCGTTCTCGAGCGGCAGGCCGTCAGCGCCAGCGAATGCTGGGTACGGTGGTTGAATCGAGAGTGCGCTCATTGTTGTTGCTCCTGGGTGGATTGTGCCTGTTGTTGCTGCTGGATGGTAGATGTCAAACGCTTGAGCAACGCAGCCTCCTCGGGACTTCCTACAACAGTCTGTGGTATTTTGATCAGCAGGTTGCGAATTGGCGCTGACTCATAGATGCGAGCAGCAACCCCAATGCCGCCAGCAGTTCCAAGCGTTGCAAGGAACCCTAGCAGGCCGCCACCAAAGTAGCTAGACAATGCCGCAGCACTGACGGGGATTGCGGCTTGGACGCCTGTTGGCGGTGCTGCTGCTGCCTCAGATGCTCGTTTTGTGATGTTGAGTACCCTGGTCAGTCCTTCGATTTGTTTGAGGTCATCACCACTGAAAAAGACGCCAACGGATGTGCCAAGACGTTTGACTTCATTGGCAAACTTATCAGCAGAAATCACAGTTCCTTCTGCGACTTCTGAGGTTGCTTTTTCTGCTGCTCGAGCAAGAATTGCAGCTCTAGCGCTTTCACGCCCTGCTGGTGTGAGGCTGGCATAAAGCTGTCTGACTTCACTGGGTTTCTTGCTGAAAAGCATGTTTCCAATGACCTCTGGTGTGGCATCACCGCGTGTGAGCACTGATTTCAATGTGCCCATGTCAAGCTCGCCAGCAAGATCAGACAGTCGTTTGTCTGCCAC